TTACGCTCAAGCATCTAAGGGCTCAGAAAAGTTTACGCTCGGCAGCGGACGACTAGAAGTCTTTGCAAGCCTGGCTTATACCGGGCAGCCTGGGGCGTTCGATGGTCGCACTCAGGCTGAACAAGATCTGGACGCAGTTACAACAGCAATCCGGGCAATCATTAGTGACAAGGCTGCTGAATACTCAATTGGCAATCGCACGTTTAAACGGATTGATCTTGCTGAATTAAGAGTTCGCGAAAGTCAACTTAAAGCTATTGTTGTTCGAGAGCGCAAGGCCGCAATGATTGCAAACGGTTTGGGCGATCCACATTCTCTCTACGTGAGGTTCTGACATGGGCGTTCGATCTGCATGGCGTGAATTGTGGCGCTCAAATCCTGAGCCAATGCCGCGGCCTAAGTCCCGCATGTTTGGCGCTGCGCAAGCAAGCCGTCTTACAAGTGATTGGGTCACTTCTGTAACTTCTGCCGACCAGGAGATAAAAGGCAGCCTCAAGCGTCTGCGGTCTCGCTCGCGTCAGCTTGTTCGAGATAACGATTACGCCAAGTCAACTGTTCGCGTTGTTCGCAATTCTGTTGTTGGCACTGGCGTCAGATTGCAGGCGCAGATTAAAAGACAACGTGGCGGCAAGCTAGATACAAGGATTAACGAACAAATCGAAAAGGCGTGGTCTGATTGGGGCCGTAAGGACAGTTGCAATACGGCAGGCCAATTGTGCTTTGCTGATATTGAAAAGCTTTCCGTTTCGTCAATGTGCGAAAGCGGCGAAGTTTTCATTCGTATTGTTCGCCAAAAGTTTGGCCGTAGCAAGGTCAATTTTGCCCTTGAAGTTCTTGAGGCTGATCAACTAGACGAGGATTATCAAAGTCCTGCTCGCACAGCTGGGTCTGTGTGGCGGATGGGAATTGAAATTGATCGTTTTGGGCGAGCCCTGAACTATGCGTTTTTAAGCAGTCACCCTGGTGACACGGCATTTCCAACGCAAGCAAAAGAACGCCGGCACATCATTGTCCCGGCCAAAGATGTCGTTCACTTATTTGATCGTGCATCTGGTCGGCCTGGTCAAACCCGTGGGGTGCCTTGGCTTGCAAGCGGAATGCAGCGGATGCACCACCTAGACGGGTGGGAACAGGCCAGCGTTGTGCGTGCTCGCGCCAGTTCTGCATTGATGGGATTTATCCAATCACCAGAAGGTGAGCTAGATCCAGGCGGTGAGGTTTATGACGGCGAGCGTGTTTCAGGTTTTGAGCCTGGGCAGTTCAAGTATTTGCAGCCTGGCGAAACGGTGACGATTCCAGACATGGATTCGCCAACAGGAGAGTATGAGCCATTCCTTAGAGCGCAGCTAAGAGCCCTGGCTTCTGGGGTTGGATGCAGTTACGAAACGATTAGTAACGATTATTCACAAAGCAATTACAGCTCCTCTCGGCTGGCCTTGCTGCAGGATCGCGACAACTGGCGCTCAATTCAGCAGTTGATGCGTGAGCAGTTCTATCAGCCGATCTATGACGCTTGGCTGGAGATGGCGGTGCTTAGCGGTGCCTTAAGTCTGCCTACTTACGAAACCGAACCTGAACGTTATGAGGCTGTTCGCTGGGTATTTCGTGGATATTCCTACGTTGACCCGCAAAAAGAAATCAACGCTCAAAAGGATGCAGTGCGCAGCGGATTCAAAACTCTTGCTGATTGTGTCGCGGAAAACGGCGGCGATCTAGATGAATTGCTAGTTGCCCGTCAGGCAGAGCTAGCCAAGCTCGACGAGATGAACATCATTACGGACACTGACCCATCAGCGGTCAATGGTTCTGGCGCTAGCCAGTACAAACCAGTGAATACGATCGACGCATTTGGAGACACCCCATCACCATCAGGCGATGATGCTGAAAACGTAGGCGAGGAAGAAAGTGGCAACTATTAACGGCACAGAGATCGATTTAATGCCTACCAAGGGCATGAAAGCCGAGGCTGAGCGTTATCGCGAATGGAAATCTGAAGGTGAATCGGGCGGCACAGAAGTGGCGGCACGGCGTGCAACTCAGATCCTGAGTGGCAACGAATTATCGGGAGATGTTGTGATCGCTATGGCGGCATGGTTTGCCCGTCATGAAGTTGATAAGCAAGGCAAAGGTTTTTCCCCTGGAGAGGATGGCTATCCGTCAAACGGTCGTGTGGCGTGGGCTGCATGGGGTGGAGATGCAGGCCAGGTGTGGTCAGCCGGAAAGGCGGATAGAATTAAAGATATTCGTGAATTACCAATGGCTGAGGATCTTGCAAGCAGGGCAGAGCCTGACGGCCTAAGTGTTGGTGATTTTGTGCAATGGGACAGTTCTGGTGGCACTGCCAGAGGAAAGATTGATCGCATTGAGCGTGATGGCTCAATCAATGTGCCTGGCTCTGAGTTCACTATTAATGGTGATGAGGATGACCCTGCAGCGTTAATCACTGTTTATCGCGAAACAGACGAAGGCTTTGAAGCGACAGATGTGAAGGCCGGTCATCGGTTCTCAACGCTGACCAAAATCTCTGCATTGCGTTCTGCCACTGCATTGCTGAAGCGGGCTGGGGAAACTCAGTTTGAGGAGCAGGAAGACCGGGTGATGGAGTTCAGCTTTAGCTCTGAATATCCTGTTGAGCGTTCTTTTGGTTCAGAGGTTCTGAGCCATGACAAAGACGCTGCAGATTTGAGCAGATTGAACGACGGCGCACCGCTTTTGTTCAATCACGACATGGACCGTCCGATTGGTGTTGTCGAGCGTGCTTACCTTGACGACGACAAAAAGAAAGGCGTCAGCCGTGTTCGCTTTAGCCGCAACTCTTTTGCGCAAGAAGTTTTAGCGGACGTTAAAGACGGAATTATGCGCAATATCTCCTTTGGTTATCGAATCAAAGAGATGGAAGAGCGCAACAACGAATTTGTGGCAACTTCGTGGGAGCCCTACGAAATCAGCGTTGTAAGTGTCCCCGCTGATCCAAACATTGGCGTGGGGAGATCTTTGCTTTCAGACACTACAATGGACAAAGAAACAGCCCCTGAGGTTGATTCTGCGGCTCGCGTCGCACCACTCACACAACCCGATTCAGAGAATCAAATGTCTACAGCACCCGATCTCAACGTGGTGCGCGATGAGGCTTCCAAAAAGGCTGCCTCGTCAGAGCGTACCCGCATCAAAAACATTCAAGAGCTTTGCGGCAAGCACGAAATGCGTGATCTTGCCGATCAGCTAATTGAAAACGGCAGCAGCATTGATGTTGCACGCGCCGCAGTTCTCGAAAAGATTGGCTCTAAGCCTGTCGAAACTGTTGCTCCTGTTGACCTTGGTCAGCAAGCCCAGGAGCGTTATCAGTTGATGGATGGCGTCCGCGCCTTGATCACTGGTGATTGGTCATCGCATGGCGCTGGACTTTGCCGTGAGCTGAGCCAAGAAGTTATGCGCACGTCTGGCCTGAGTGCCACTGGTGAGCGCAGCTTCTTTGTTCCTTTCTCTGCGCTGTCACAACGGGCGACCTACGTGACTTCGGGCAGCACGACAGGAGGAAATCTTGTTGCAACCGATCTGCTGGCTGATGACTTCATCGAAGCCCTTCGGAATGCTTCACCTGTAGTTGGCCTGGGCGTTCGCACCCTGACCGGCTTGGTTGGTGATGTTGCAATCCCTCGCCGCTCTGGTGTTTCCAGCACCTATTACTTGTCTTCTGAGACAACCGCGATCACCCAGTCGGAATCTACTTTCGACCAGATCACGATGAGCCCCAAGAACCTTGCGGCTCTTTCCAAGTACAGCCGTCAGACCTTGCTTCAGGCCACCCCTGGCATTGAAGAGCTGGTTCGCCGCGATTTGACCGATGGTCTTAACGCTGCTGTTGACGCTGCAATCCTGAACGGTTCTGGTTCTTCCGGCCAGCCAACAGGCATCCGCAACACTTCCGGCATCGGATCCGTTGCGATGGGCACCAACGGTGGTGCATTGACCCTTGAGAAAGTGGTTGACCTAGAAACTGCCATCACTGAGGACAACGCCTTTGGCCCCAACATGGCTTATGTCACTAACGGCAAGGTCGTTGGCG